CTCTACCAGTGTAGTACTGCCACTTTTCCTTCTTTAAGATCTTATATTTGTTTTCCTGAGCCTTCTTTAAGGTTAGGATATTGTTGAAGATCTTATAATATTTTGCATGAAGACTTGGAATCTTTACTGATTCAACATGCAGATTGTCTTCGTCAATTTTTGAGTCTTCTTCCCAAAGTTTTTGAATTTCATCCAGGTTCATAACTGAAGATTTTATAAAGAGCATACTTAAAGGTTACTGTAGCCACTGCATATTGGACATCAGTTTGAGTGGCATCGAAGTCAATATCAGAAAGAGATGTTGGAAACATTCCCTGAAATTTTACAAGTGTTGATGGTTGAAAATTACTATTGTATATTAATAGAGTTCCGTCAGAAACATTTGGATCTTGAGTTGGATTTACTGGATCACTTAGTCTCCACTCTGTATATTCGTAAATACTTTCTGGATAACCTAGTCCACGCATCCAATTCTGAATAGTGTTGTAATTTTCTAAATTTTCATCAATGTTAAAGGTTAATCGGAAATCATCAAAAACAAGTTTATCTCCTGGAACGGGAATATCTTTTAGATAAGTTGGTTGAATAGCAACTCCTAGGGTTATTCCAGGGACATTTGCCGATTTTGAAAAGAAATCTACTTTTGGAGTCCTAGAGAGATTGAACTTAAACGCTAGAGGACTGAGAAAATTTCTATTTGCAATTTGATTTCCAAAAGCACCAGACATTGTTTTTATTTTTATTTATTTGCAATAAAAAAGGGTCCTTTCGGACCCTGGATCTGAAGAGTTGTGAAATGGATCACATGAGGTTGGAAACCTTGACTCTTCTGTAGTAACGGTTTGCATTGAGGCGGAGTCTGCCAAGACCTTGATCGGTTCCTTCTGCAAATGGGTTTGCAACGATTCCGTAACGAGTCTTGAATCCGATTTTTGGCTGGAAGGTGTCCTGACCGACGGCACGAACCATCTGGAGAGGAACATATGGGCAGTAGAAGATACCAGCATCATATGCGCTAGAACCCTTATAACCTACAACGTAGTACTGATCAGCAGCAACGTTAGCAGCATATGGGTCAATGTAGACGCGATACTTACCTTGGAGAACACCAGCGAAGGTGTTACCAGTGTCATCAACGTTAAGGTTAGCGTTGAGTGCAGGGGTGTAATCAAGTACACCAGCCATGGTTAGAGCGGAAGCAACGTCTGCGGAGCAGATGATGGTGTTGCCCTTTCCTCTACGAGTTCTTTGTGCGATTGCGTTAGCATCACGCTCGATCTGGAAGAGTAGACCCTTGAACTTCTCAACGGACCAACGACCATTGGAGTCAACGTCTAGGTCGAATACACCAGCGGTAGCAGTGTTAACAGCAGCACCTTGCTCAGCAACCTTATAGATGGTTCTGATAACTTCTCTGTTGATTTCAGCAAGGATCTCAGTGGAGAGAATGTTAGCAAGTTCTGCTTCTGCGTTTAGACCGTGGATTGCCTTGAGGTCTTGAGCGAGCTCTAGTGAGTACTCAGCCTTGAGGGCGCGTGACTTAGCAGTTACGGTAACCTTCTCGATGCTGAATGCCATCTGGTTGAAGGCATTAGATGCAGAATCTCCAAGAGCTTCTGAATCACCAGTGGCCATACCCTGACCAACGTTATATGGTGATGGGTTGGTGGTAGCGGTTCCAACTGGGTTGAGAACGTTAGGATTGGTTCCATCCTGGTTAGTTGTACCGAAACCAACGAGACCATCGGAGAATCCGTTGGCAAGGTTACGGCTGTTGTTCTGACCAGAGAAGGTGGTATCTACTTCATCGAAGAAGGTCTCAGTACCAGACTGGTTATCGTAGCGGGAACGCATTGCGAAGATAAGTCCAGTAGGACCACTCATTGGTTGAACGCCACAGATGTCATAAGCAATGAGGTTAGGCATTGCACGACGAATGAGGCTGATTAGAACTGGGTCGAAACCAGCAACTGGACCACCAGCGTTAGATAGTCCACCAAAACCACCAGTACCGGCGGAGTTGGTTGGAGAAGCTTCGCCAAGGAACTCAGCAGACTCACGGAGTTCTCTCTCTTGGTTCTCTAGCATTTGAGCTGTAACAGCTCTTCTGTGGGAATCTTTAATGTCGCCTAGACCGTCGAAGTCTAGAACTGGAGCCCACTTCTCCATTAGCATTTGTGAATTAATTCCGTCCATTTGTTTTTAATACCTCTGTTAAAAGTGTTGTTGAACTGCGGTTTGAGTATTATCTAAAAATCACTTTTTAGCAACGTTGGAAAGCGTCCATAGAAGGTGAATGAGTCACTTCTTGGAAGTTCGCTTCTTCTGTTAGATTTTCCGTCTCGTTTGCTGGAATACCAGCGTTTCTTGGGAAGTATGACTCCCTAAGAGTTACCAGTTTCTGGTAATAGTCAGTTTCACTCTCAAACTCAACACTTTCTACGAGGCTTGCAAGCTTATCCTTTTGGGAAAGTGCGAGACCCTCTGAAACTTGACTAAAGATTCTGTCAGCGGCAGACTCTGCAAGTTTAGCGTTTAGAGCAACATTCTTTTGAATTTGCTCGTTGAGTTTTGTCTCCATTTCATCAAGTTTTTCTACCATGCTCTCTAGAACATCATATTTTTCTTCAGGCATTGATACATAATGTGCTTCAAAAAGTCCCTTCATACCATCGATGAAGGACTCAGTGATCTCAGTCTTAAGACCACTTTCAACTGCGAGAGCATTCTCTTCTAACCACTCAGAAGAAACATACTCAAGGTATGAATCAACTCTTTCGGTTAGTTCTAGTTTAATCTCTTCAATCTCTTCTGCAAGAGCAGCAGCATAGTGCTCTTCTAGAACAGATTGAATTTCTTTTGTTTTGGCGTGAAGGGCAGCTTCAAATACAAGCTTTGCCTTTTCTTTAAACTCTTCGGAGAGTTCTTCTTCGCCAGATAGAAGAGCATTTACGTCCTCATCAATGATGGAATCTACGTCTTCCTCTACAACCTCTTCCTCATCAGCTTCGTCTTCGCCAATAACCTCTTCGTCTTCGACTTCCACTAGCTCTTCATCTTCTTCTACTTCTTCCTTCATTCCACCACCTTGACCAGGTGTTGAAACTGGAGTTGCAGAAGTAGCAGGAGCATCAGCTGCAGAAGCTTTAGCGTTTACAACATCCTTAACTTGCTTAAGGGTTGCACCTGGGGTTTTTAGTGCATTAGAATTGTCGTCTGGACGACTATTTTCTGGAGTTGGGCCTCCCAGATCTTCCCATGCACCAGTTTGGCCTGGAGTTGCAACAGGAGTTGCACTCTTTTCTGGTGATGCCGGTGCAGATGCATTAGCATTTACAGCGGTTTTGGATTGTGAAGTGCCGCTTCCTGCACCACCACCCTGACCGGGGGTAGCAACAGATTCCATTTCTTGTAAATTTTTACCACGGGACATTTGTACTCTCCGATTACCTTAGTATAATCTGTATTTATTTATAAATTAAAGATTTGATAAAAACTCTTGGAACAGATTTAACTTCTGTTCGTCAAGTCTTCTCTGATCAACAAGAGTATTAATTCTCTTTTGAGTTTTGGAAGCAAGTTGTTCACGAAGAATACCACCTTCCCAAACCCACTCTTTACCTTCCATAATTCCTGAAACAAATGCATCAGGCGCAGAAGGATCAGCAACGATATCTGCTGCAGTTGCAAGCATGAAATCTTCACCAACTACTTTATGACCTTCACTGGTTGTTTGAAGTGATCCAACACCACGAGAAGAAACACCGAGCATTACACCTTCATCTAGAAGAGAAGATGCAATTTTACCCATAGGAGTATTCAGGATTTGTGCTTTGCCTACAAAGTTATTTCCCTCTTGAACAAGAGAAGTAATTTTATGTGAAACACGATCGAGATTAACGGTTGGACCATCTGGGTGTCCAAGTTCTCCAAGAGCACGACCCTTTGCAACAAAGTTTTCGTTGTAACGACCTACTTCACGAGCAAGAGTTGTGATAGGATACATTCTCCCATTACGATTCTTGATTTCTCCTTGAAGAAATACTCCTTCAATGTAGAGTTTTTTGTCAGCACCTTTTCCTTCGGTGATAATTTTTACATTTGTTACTTCTTCGGTAATTAGTTTCATTTTTCTTAGTTGGTAAGTCCTACTTTAGATGCTCTCACTGATGCAGAAGATGCAAAGATTACATCAGTTGAAGCCTTCTGAAGAAATTCAACTCCACCTGTTGTCATTGTAAATGTATTAGTAGTTGCAGCACCGACAGCAGTTGAAATGCTAACTGTAGCTGCAGCTCCAGATCCGTTATACAATCTTACGCAGGTTGCTTCACTAATACTTGAAGCTGCACCTGCAGTTGTTGGCATTGCAACTTCTGTTGCAATTATTTTTGTTCTTTGCATCGTTATAATAAAGTTCTATAATAGTTATTTATTATTCTGCGTCTTCTTCGGACTCTTCTTGAGAGTTTTCTACTTCTACTTCCGATTCAACTTCTTCTCCACCGAATAGTGAAGCAGCTACAACTGGTCGAATAATGTCAATATTCTCTGCAGATTTTTGCATCAAAATTTCTTTGATTCTATCGCTTATATCTGCTGGTGATTGATTAGTCACCATCATATCAATAAGGTCATCCATAGGTTTAAAATTCAGTGTTTACTTAAAAATTATTTATCAGATTCTGCCACCCTTTGGCATTGTGACTTTTGGAGCTTCTTCAGTTGGAGGCATTTCAGCAATTCCAGTTGAAGCTTCTGGATTCATTGGAACTTCTCCCATTGCCGATTGATTAGTGGGAGGTTCTTGACCAACTGGTAATCCAGTATTTGGATCCATCGGAGGTGGAATAATTCCAGCCGCTTGTTCTGCACCTATTTGTGTGTCTATTTCTACAATTTCAGCATCAGTCTGTTTAAGAATATTTCTTCTTACATAGTCAACTGAAAAATATTTACCAATATAAGGTTCTGCAGCAACAAGAACATTTAATCTATTTTGAATAAGTTCCGCTTCTTTGAGTTCTGCAAAATGATTATCATAAACAAAATCAAATTGAATATGATCTGAAAGAACTTTCCAATCTTCTGGTGTTACAACATTCTTAAGAAGAAGTTGAGTTCTCAACATATCCATAAAGAGGTGAGAGAATCTCTTTCTCATTCTCCCCACAAACTTAGTAAATTTAATTTCGTCTCTTAAAATTTCTGAAGATCTTCCAAGATTAAATCCACCAGTACCACCTAAACGTGATTCTGGAACTCCGAGTGCTCTGTAGAGTTTTTTCTGGAAATATTCGATGTCGGCAAGTTCGCCAAGATTTTGACCACCTGGAAGAGTAGAGATTTCAGTTCCTCTACCACCTTCACGGCGAGGTAACCAGAAATCTTCAAGCATTGCCATCATTTTTTTGTCATCACGAATCTCCCCAGTATTTGCATCATAAACTAACTTATTACGATAACGAGTCATTACGTCTCGCAAATACTGTTCTGCTTTAATCTTTGGAAGATTGCCTACATCAATGTAAAAAATTCTTCTTTCTGGGGCACGAGATAGACGATAGATAACTAGAGAATCCTCAATCATACGAAGTTGATTGAGAGCTTTAATTGCTTTGTGTAGGTATGAAAGTACAACCTGTTTATTTCTGTCTACTAAACCAGAGTGTACATATGTAATTGCATCTTTAGAAATTCTTGCAGTCCCACCAATTGCATTCTTGAAGTTACTAGTTGATTGACCTGCACCAGTTCCTCTGATATTTGGATCATACTCATAAAACTCCTCAACTTCTGGAGTTGCCATGTTTCCATTTGCAGCCCTTCCATCAGTGACTGAAAAGGATGGATTCAATACATGTTTACCATTTTTCTTAATTTTCCTTACCAGTTTAATTTTCATAGGATCAATATATCTTATTTCTTTGATCCCTTCTTCTGGTTTCTCTAAATCAATTACTTTATGATAATAAATTCTACCATCAACATACCAATTCCTTAAAATTTCATGGCATCTTTTATCAAAGTCTAAAATTTCTTTAATATACTTAAATTCATCTCTGATAATTGATTTTAATTTATCCGAAGCAGGAACATTTTGTAAATCAATTTGAACAGGAGAGTCATTTTGATCGGATACGATTGCTTCATTAATAATATCTTCAATGGCTCCATCAACCTCTGGGTGAATAGCCATTTCACGATATCTTTTAATTAAATCATACTCAGATTTATATACTCCCTCAATGTCAACATACTGTCCATAAAATCCACTAGACACATAAAAGTCCGAAGAATCTTCTTGATTCTCCGGAACAGGAGAGACGATAGATTTTTTTGATCTATCGTCCTCCGAATCTTGGATTTTGAAACCAAATAATTTAGGCATTATTCAAATATTAACTCTATTTGTACTATTTATAGAGGGTTCAGAACTTGAGGATCAGTACCCAACTGTGTTGTACCAGTAGAATCCAATGCATCCCACCACTGTACTTGTAGGTCTACGGTAAATTCTTCGATGGAATCTGAAGAATCATAGGATAGATCAATAGCGCTAACAGCGGTTGGGAATATTCCATAAAACTTATACGCTTTTAGAACTGGAATTGCATCTCCAGCTCTAGCAGTAACAGGAGAAATAACATTAGATTGAGCAGATGAAACTGAAGTTCTGCCAAATTGTTTTACAATAGCATCTCTTTGATATTGAGCTGGATTAATTAATCCAGTGTTATCATCGTGCTTGTTAATTGCATTCATCCACTTTTCAAAAGCGGTTCTGATTGAAAAATCAACATCGTTAATGATTGTGATTGTCCAAACATCGAAGGTTCTATCTCCTGCAATTTTTAAAGTTCTTCCACGGAAAGGAACTTCAATAACACCAACATTTGATGCAGGTAGATTTGCAGATTTGATCATAAATCTGGAAAGTTCACTTACAGTTCTAGTTTGATCTGTATTTGCATTTGTATTTGCTTCAGTCGCAAATGATGGGAAGTTTAATTCAACTTCAAAAAGATTTGGACGAGCTGCTCCACCAATTAACCTTGCTTTAAAGTCTTCTAAAGTTCTGGAGCCGAAACTTGGGGTATTTGAAAATGCCATTTTTTTACCTCTGTAGGGATTGATGTTTTAAAAAAATTAAACGGTTCCAACAACCTCTTCAAAACTAATACCAGTTCTGTTAGCGACAAAAGTAAGACCAATAAAGTTAATCGATCTTGCAGGTTTGATGAAAATGTCAGCCCTAAATTGATTTGCGTCAATCACATCTGGAGTATTGTTTGATTCATCACAAACAACTAGGAAGTCTGTAATTCCTCTCTTTGACTTAACATCACGGAGATATGGTTCAACAATGTTTACAAAGTTTGTTCTAGTAATAACGTCATTGAATTCAAAGAGTTGAGCTCTTGCAGCTCTGGAGATTGTATCCTCAATTGTTAGGAACAAACGACGAACATTAATTCTGTCAAAAGCACTAGCGTTAGCTAGTCCAGTTTTGTCACCGAAAAGAATTATTCCAGCGCCTGGTGAAAATACTACAGGGTTGATTCTCTTAGGATATAGTAAATCTCTTTGTGCCTGGGATGGATTGAAAGCAAGTTTAATTGCATTATTAATAACACCTCTTGAAGATCCGGCTGGGGAGAACCAAGGATAGTTGTTAATAGATGTTCTTGCCATTAATCCAGCAACATCACCATTCAATGGAACATATCTAAACTCATTATTAAATCTGTCATACATGTACTTGTATCCAGTATCAAATACTGCATATGATGAAGAACTAATAGCGTCAAAGAATTTAATAACGTTATCGGTTTGTAGATCACTATTTGTTACATTAACAACTCCAGACTTTCTTGCAGAAATACATGCAATACAATCCTTTCTATTTTCAGCAATATCAATCAATCTATTTGCTTTTGCTTGTGCATCGAATAAAGTATCTCCACTATCTGGACCTGCGATTAAGAAATTAATATCGTATTCTACAGGATTTCTGAAGACTTCATATGAACTTAGAACATCACCCAACGTGGCTGCCATTCCTCCAGTAGCAGAAGAATAATCATATCCATTTGATAATGAATAGGATTTATTTCCATAGCATCCAAAATTGACTCCCGAAGCCTGTTGACCAGAAGCGATTGTTCCACCACTAGCTTGAAGATATCCATTAATTGTAGTAAACTTAACTCCAGTAACCGAATCACTAGTACCAGCAAAAACGTATGAAGATACATTAGAGAGGTAATTCTTAATGTAAATGTTTTCTGAAGGAGAAATCTTACCGTCAGTAGCTTTTGATAGATTAGTATATTTTTCTAAAATATTACCAGATGTGCCAGTAATTGAACCACTTTCATCTACTACAACAACGTGAATTTCGTCGTTTCTTCCACCTCTTTCTTTAGCATATTGAGATGTTCCTGGTTTTGGTGCAATTGATTTCCAGTAAACTGTAGAATTTGATAATCCTAAAGTCTGTTGGTCATACCAATCGACGGAAACATTAGTTGAGTTGGTAAATAATCCTTCACCAAATCCTAATGTTCCATCAGTAACATTTCTTGTATATCTTATGATCAAGGTAGTTGATGCATATGATACAGGAGATGCAGAGTCAATTAAAATTGTACCTGTACTAATAGCAACAACTCTTGCAGATAAAGCTCCGTTTTCACTTTGAATCAAATCTCCGACACTAATAAATCCTGCAGGAATAGGAGCTGCTGGATATGTAATTGTTGTAGATCCAATACCAATAGTTGCATTACCTGGAAGTCTGAACTTTTCTATTGAAGTAGCAGTTCCAACATTATTAAAAATTTGATAGTAGTTTCCAGCACCATCTGGGAATCTGTTTAGTCCAGAAGCTGTGTAAGAAACTTCTGTAGCGAGTCCAGTAAGGTTATTGTGGAGACTTAAAACCTTAACATCAACGCTACCCGCATTTACTCTAGTAATCATTCCTTTGACATAACCATCAAAAGTTTCAACAGTTCCTGCAGAAGTAGCATAACTGGTTCCGATTGAACAAGTAATAGCAAAACCTGCAGAAACACCAAAAGTTCCAATAGCTATTCTTTGGTCCGCTAAAGCATCAATAACACAAACTTTCAGTCCATTTGCCCAAGATCCTGGATTCTTAGCTGCGAAAATCCAATCACTGTCTGTGGCATGATTATTGATAAAATCTTCTTGACTGGTGATTTTTAGGTCAACAGTAGTAGATACTGGATAATTTGCATTTAGTAAATTATCGGAATCAGTTCTAACTACTCGTAAAGTTCCTCCATAGGAAAGATACGATGAAGCAGTTAACCAGTATTCATACTGACTATCTGAATTTGATGGCTTACCGAAGGTATTTAATAAATCTTGTTCGGTATCAATGAGAACTGGTTCGCCTACTGGACCCTTCACAAAAGGACCAGCAAAAGCACCTACTTGATCGTTTACTGCATCAATTCTACCTACAGTAAGATCAACTTCTCGAACCTTTATGCCAGGTGATACTAAGTTTAGCGACATGTCTTTCCCTCTGAAGAAGTTCAACTTAACTACAAATATTTATTATTTGCTAACTTTATATTGGGGAAATCGCCAATGAACACTACCAGTCGGGATATTGCCAGTATAAATTGCTTGACTTTTGTTTTCTATTACTAATAATTCTCTGTTTGGTACACTCTTTACATTCATATGAATATGCAGAAGGCAAGTGACCTCTATCACTACGGGTCAAATAAAATCCATCGATTAGATCTTTAATTTCTCCACAAACTCTACATTTTCTTTCAGTGAGAAATAAGTGTTCTAATTCAAATTGATCATCTATGTCCATTATTGATAATCCCACATAAAGGATCTATCTCCATATTCATCGATGTGCCAACGGTCCCCTTCTTCATCTATAAAACTTTCACCACCATCCAAGCCATCAGAAATAAAACCAAACGGAGCCATGTCTTGTTCAATTTGATTTTTTTGTTCTTCATATAATCTTTTACGGACATCATTATCCGTCATTTCTTTAAAGTATGGTTGTGCAATTAACCATGCAAAAATTACCAGACACATCGCAAGGTCATCGTTGCAACCATCTTCAGCTTCAAATGAATTTGACTTTTGAATAAAAGTTGTCAATTCACTAATAGTATCATAGTCCTTAATAATAAGTTTATCACCTTCAATCAATGTCTTAAGATTCATACATCCAATCTTTTTGACATTTTTAGACATCTTAACTCCCATTTGAGATTTCTTTCCAGAAAATCCCTGACCAACCAATTGTCCTGCACGACCTCTCATAGTACACATGAGAACATTATCATATTCCAAATCCATATGTAGGATCTGTCCTACCTGCTCTCCAATGTCATTAACCTCCACAAGAATGTATGCTTTATTATATGCAACCGCAAGATCTTTGATGATGCTAGGAAACAACATCGGTTTGATTTGGTTGTCTCTGTATTTTGCTACAAGACGATATGGGAATGACGTTGTATCACAAATAGTAAATGCAGAGTAATCTTTTTCTACACCACGAGCTACGTCTACTGTTAAAACATAATTGTGATCTTTTTGCGGTTCTTCGTAGATATCTAAACCTGCATTAGATTTAATCGGATCATCATATACCAAGGATCTGAGTTTCGCTGCAGATACGAGAGTATCAACAGATCCTAAGAATTCACATTCAAACTCAACCTTAAACTGTTGTTCGGATGTGTTTGCAATAGTCTGGGCTTTCCACTTATCGTCTCTACCAGGAACCTCGGACCAATGAACATCTGTGGGAATATATTCATTCTTACCCCTCTCCGCATCATGCCAAATGCGGTAGAAGTGATTCATACCCTTTGGGGTAGAAACTATCAGGACTTTTGTGCTTTGACCTGACGAAATAGTAGGATAAACAGAGGCAAAGAATTCATCAGCAATGTGATTTGGGATGAACGCGAATTCGTCCAAAAAGATGACATTATATGATCCGCCTCGGACAGCAGATGCAGAAGTAGACGCTGCGATAATTTTGGAACCATTTTCTAGTTCTAACGATCTTTTATTCCATGATACAATACCTTGTTGCATCCACTTTGGCAGTTTCTCATATGCAAATTGTAACCTACTGAGTAGATCCTGTGCAGTGGATGCCTTGTTGGCTAGAATAGCTATGTTGACATTATCATTAAAGACCGCATAATGTAACAAATATGAAACACAAGTTGTAGATTTACCTGTCTGACGAGGCATTCTACAAATATTGAATCGGTTATTATGGAAATTATTGATCAACTTCTCCTGAAAAGGATACATCTTAAATGGTATCTCACCATAATCCAGTGAAACAATCTTGATGTAATTTTTGGCAAAATACACCGGATCACTCTTACATTTGATAAACTCAAGAATCTGTTCCTGTGTAAATTCTACGGCTACATTAGCCTTCTTAAGATTGGGATTACCAAGATATACCTGATCACTCATAAATTAAAACTTCGCTAAACTTGCTACGACCTCTTGTTGTTTAAGATAAAGTTTAAAATAAGCTTTTGCAAACTCTATTGCTTCTTCTCTATCTAATTTATCTATAACCCTTGACTGTTGTTCATAGATCAACATCTTATTAATATCATCAAGCACAATTTCAGAAGGGTCTACATTCATTTTACTTACCTTGAATAACTACAATTGGTTTGGATGGATCGGTAGGACTTGGATACCACTGCAGTATAACTGCACCTGGATAAAACTTCTCAATTTCCGATTTTACTTCATCTTTTGAGGGTCTCTTCATATTTGGGAAGAAGAGCTGAAGATTCATCATTGGTCTACCTCTCCATGAGAAGAGTATAGTATAAACATTACCAGTAGATTGTATCCTTTGATAATCTTCGTTTGTTAATTGTCCAGGTTGAATTACGGAGTCTGCAAGAGGTAGAGAGGGTCCAGAAAGTTTCTTAAGTGCAGCATTCTTTTCGTTAGGATTAGTATTACCAGTTGCAAGATTTCGGATCTTGGCCTGTCTTTGTGCTTGTCTATGTCCAGAACCAATTTCAAAACTTACATTCTCATTTGCTGGATGTACTTTTGCAATACTATATGGTTGTTCTGGAGCTAATGAGGAAGGTAATGAGAACATTCTCCAAT